ATCATCAAATGGAGAAATCAAATGTCTATCAAGTTAAAGATCAAGTCTAAGCATCTCGCTCTCGAAGCTGGCGTAATTCGTTTCGAGGAACAGAAACTCAAGCGCCAGATTGAATGGGCTAAACATCGTCCTGAGTATACCAATCTATGCGTCGATTGGAATTCGCTGAACTCTCATCGCAGATTCGACGTTCGTAACGAAGCTCGTGCAACGTATCTCGCGCGAGGCTATATAGAAGGTAAAAAATATCAGACGATTGAGAATAATCTCAAAGATTTAGGTACGTTCAACACATACATTTTACCTCGTGTTGTTTCGATGGTTATCAGATATAAGCTGGGTAAAATCGAGAAGTATATGAAGCCTGATGATGTCAAGTCTGTGCGAGAAGAAATTAAGAATTGGGTGAGTTGATGCTATGGCGTGTGCATCCCCGGACTGTAAATCCGGTCCCTTTGTGGTAAACAATGTAGGTTCGAATCCTACCTCACCCACCATAAATAAGTCGAGGTAGCTCAGCGGTAGAGCCGTCGTCTCATACGCGACTGGTCACTGGTTCAAATCCAGTCTTCGACACCAATTAACAATAAGGTCATCATGAATATAAGTAACATCCCACTATTTCCGACTAATTTGTTTGTACATAAAGTAGATCCTATTCTTTTCAATAAATCTGAAATAATTGAAACTGTTATTAGGAATTATGAAATAAAAAAAGAAAGAAACGAATGGGATGGTTCTGCTAAAATGCATCATTATTATAATGATTGGAATAACGAACTGTTCGAAAAAATTGATTTAGAAAAAATCACAGAACACTATAAATTGGTTTATCAAGATATTTTGAATAGAATGTTTGATAAACCAATCGAATTCCGAGTTCATATGGAAAACATAACAGTCCATAAAGGTAAAGACACCTTTATGGGCTCGCACAATCATGTAGGCCCTAACATCTTTTTGTCTGGTGTTCATTATATCAAGTGTGATGAAACTAGCGCAGCACTAACTTTCGTAAATCCTTTGATATATTCTGAATATCCTAATCAACCTACGCAAACAGTTACTAATGATTCGATAGATAAAGGTAGCACATTAAATTCTAGCTATTTCAAAGAATGGAATTATAGTATTTCTGAAGATGAAATGCTAGTGTTCCCTTCATACTTAAATCATCGAGTGTTGCCTTCCAAGTTTGAAGATTCAGATTTCAGAATTGCTATCGTTACCAATCTACACATCTATCCTGCTAAATACGAGCAGGTAATCGGATGAAACGCCTCGCTCTTTTTCATCACCAACCAGAATGCTCTATTGAGTGCTGTAATGGAATGATAAGAGCGTTATCACCAGAATACGAAATCAAATTGTTCACAGTTCATGATGACCTTAATGAGATATTGAATGACGTGGGGATGGTGGCTTTTCCTGGTGGCATTGGTGATAGTGAGCGGTATTTTGATTTCTTTTCTCGCACACGCGCTAATCTTATTTCCTCGTTTCTTAACAATGGGGGTAAATATCTTGGTATATGCATGGGTGCTTATTGGGCTGGCCCTAGATATTTTGATATTCTCGATGGGTTAGATGCTGTTCAATATATCAAGCGACCAACGGCTGAGATACGCCGAAGCTATGGCACGGTCGCTGATATTGAATGGCTAGGCCAAAAAGAAAAGATGTTCTTCTACGACGGTTGTACCTTTACAGGAACAGGTCGTTATGATACAATTGCTAAATACGCTAATGACGAATCAATGGCTATCATACAGGGTAACGTAGGTATCATAGGTTGTCATCCTGAAAGCGAAGAGTTCTGGTTCGAAGATCCTTATCAATATATCAACAAACACTGGCATAAAGGTAAGCATCATCAGCTGCTAATAGATTTTGTGAATAGACTTTGGAGAGTTGGCTGAGCGGCCTAAAGCACTCGTTTGCTAAATGAGCGAAGGTGAAAATCTTCCGTGAGTTCGAATCTCACACTCTCCGCCACTTTGGAGTTATAATGATTAGAATTTTCCTAACAGCAATATTTTTATTTTTCGCTTCAAGTTCTTTAGCTAACGAGTTAACTGTACTTGTGCAGAACGTTGCTGGAGGTAATGGAATTCATGCAAATATCGTTGCGAAATATCTACCGAAATATATAAATCAAAAAGTCATAGTGAAACAAATTCCAGGAGCAGCAGGAGTTGTTCTAGCGAATTATCTATATAATGCAGTACCTAAAGACGGGAACACTATTGGGACTATACAAAATGGTGCTATGCTACAAAGCGTCTTATCAAACAAATCTATTCAATATGATATAGAAAAATTTATAATCTTGGGGGTCGCACAAGATGGTCGATACGAACCACACATGTTATGGAAAAAAGTTGACCAGAAAGAAATCATTGGCGGAATTGATTCAAGTTTGCCTATTAACCAATTCAAAATAATCAATAGGCTATTAGGCTGGAAAGCAAAAGAAATCACAGGATATCTTAATCCTAACGAAGTGAAGTTAGCCTTAGAAAGAAATGAGATAACAGTTCTAACAGGATCTTTGGCTGGTGTGAAAACCGTATCACCGTATTGGTTGACGGAAAATAAAATTAAACCGATAATTCAGTGGGGAAATGGTGTTGTTCGACATCCAGATTATCAGGATGTTCCCACTTTGCTCGAAATGGTTTCAGACGAACACGCGAAAAATGTCGTACGAGTTTTAGAACTCCAAGGTGTATTCCTAAGACTATACGCAGCACCGCCTAATATCCCAGCCGAAAGAGCGAATGAGCTTAGGCGAGCAATGTGGTCGGTGTTCACAGACCCTGAATATATAAATGAGGCTGCTAAGATAGGAATATCTAAGCCTATTGATCACGTTGAATCTGGTCTCATCCTAAAAGAGTTTGTTTCTAGCTTCACAGAAAGTATGAAAAGTGAATTTCAATGACATATTATGATCCTGGAAAATTTCCTTACATTCAAAATAATTTCTTGACGAATGAAGAGTGTGACAGTATAGTAAGGTTCACGAATGATAATATTCAGTTGTTCGAGAACCAAGCCCAAAATAATGGTTTTTGGGCTAAACGAGTCATTGATGATCATATGATACCAGATGAAAAACTTAGAAATCGAATGATTTCTATTAGCCATTCTGTAGCATTTACGATATATCAGTTGGCTGAAGATAAACGACCACTAGTGCCAGACACACTACAGATTGTTCGTTGGCTTCCTGGATACGAATTGCGTCCTCACGCAGACAAAGAAGAACCTAATGGTTTACCTCATCCATTTCCTTGGAGAGATTTCGCTTCGGTGATTTACCTCAACGATGATTTCGAAGGCGGTGAAATTTATTGGCCTCTTAAAGAAAAAGAATGGAAACCTGTGAAGGGTTCTCTCGCAATATTCCCAGGAACAGTAGAGTTTCTTCATGGAGTTCGTAATGTTCCTACAGGCGTGCGATACACATTGCCATCATTCTACACATACGATGTTTCGAAAGCGATACAGTCATGGCGTCAATAGTCACTGATAAAAATAAAATTGTAGCAATTCCACACGCAAACACTATTCCATACGGATGCGAACAGGAGTATGTTTCTCTTAGAGGTAGGAAACAACGTAACTGGTTCAGCGACCATGCGTATCTTTGTTTGCCTCTAGTCATAGGCAACCAATATGGATTTGTTGTGCGTTCGCAGCACACCTTCAGTGCGTTTTGGGATGGCGGTGAAGGATTAGACGCAGTCAAAATTGTTTTTGATGAAAAAGATCCTAGTAGCATGCAATCAATTAATTCTCATTTTGGTTTAGGTATATTAACTGTTCAGAATAGTTTCGCACTACGCACGCCCGAAAATGTGAATCTAATGACTATCAATCCACCCAATAGTTTTATTGATGGACTAGGTCATATGACTGGAGTAGTCGAGACCGACAATCTTCGTAGAGATTTCACCTTCAATCTCAAGTTTACTAGACCTAATTATTGGGTGCGAGTAACCCGAGGGGATTGGATCGGTTGTATCATTCCTGTTCCGAGATATTTTATAGACTCATTCGAGATGGTGAATGCTAAAGATTACTTAACACAAGAGCAAATCGATGATGAAATTTCATGTGCTAGAGAATTCGCTAAGGAACGTTCTGGACCAGACACCAACAAACCTCATGCAGCTGGTCGTAGATATTTCATGGGAGAAGACGCATACGGCAATAAATTCTGCGACCATCAGAAAAGAATCAAGGAATAGTTATGGTAGAATACACTTGGCAACAATTCCCTAATCGTGGCTTTATTAAGCTGGATGTACCCAAAGAAATCCTTAATCCTATAAAAGCCGAAATAGAAAAAGTATCAAATTCGCGCGATACGACCCCTTCATATAATAAAAACTTGATAGGTCAAATCGAAAACGAATTTGTTCTAAGCGAAACTAGAGAAATCATTTTTCCTTTGCTCGACGAACTCGCCAAAGAATACGACGAGCAATTCGCATATACAGATGTATTAAGACAAAATATGAAGAGGCCTGAAGAACAAATCAAAGGATATAGCTTAGAATCATATTGGGTAAATTTTCAAAAGAAACATGAGTATAATCCACTACATTTTCATGGTGGCGTATTCAGTTTCGTCATATGGATTAAGATACCTTATGAACTAGAAGAAGAACTCAATCACTCTAATTCCAAAAATGCAGTCACACGACGTAACTCTACCTTCGCTTTTCAATACACTGATATCATGGGGGCAACAAGTGACTACGTGATTAATGTGGATAAGTCGTATGAAGGACAAATGATATTTTTTCCTGCAAAATTATGGCATTGTGTATGCCCTTTCTACACTTCTGATGAAGAAAGAATATCTGTAAGTGGCAATTTATTTTTCGACGTATAAATAAACCATTATCGGTGTGATGTAATGGTAACATGACGGTCTCCAAAACCGTTCTTCTGGGTTCGAGTCCTAGCACCGGTGCCATTAGGGATTAGTTCAGTTGGTAGAACGCCAGACTCTGAATCTGGATGTCCGAGGTTCGAGTCCTTGATCCCTAGCCATTTCTTGAGGTGATTATATGATGATATCTATGTTTCATGTGCCTTTGATTACTCTAAATTGCGAAGATTGGTCAAAGAAAAAAACCGAATTGACCGAAATGATCGCTTCGACAGAAATGAAAAACTTTGATACTATAAACACTAACTATTTTTCGCAAGAACGACAAAATTATATCAGTAAACTAGAATCTATATTTACTAGTGAAATAAATATGATGCGAGAACAATTAGGGGCTAAAGCTGCATATGTAAGAGACGCCTGGTTCGAACAAGCGGAACAATATATGCATCATCCAGTTCATCATCATGGCACTTTAGGATATAGCGCTGTTTGTTATATAGATTATGATAAAGAAATGCATTCTCCTATCACATTCATGTCTTGTTTTTCTAATTTCGTGACTGGTGATAATTTATATTATGTACCAGAAGTAGAAGAAGGCACTATATTGTTTTTCCCTTCTATCACTAATCACTATACTAAACCTAATATGAGTGAAAAAATTAGAAATGTTGTTTCTTTGAACTTAGTTGTGGAGCCATAGCAAAACGGTAATGTGCGGGACTGCAAATCCTTGAGGTCCCAGTTCGAATCTGGGTGGCTCTTCCAAACATAGGTTGATATAATGTTCGTTATATTGGATAATGTATTCGATGAACCTACTAGAAAATTCTTTTCAGACTTCGATTACGGCGGTGGAGTAACATGGTATGATTTGAATCACAATCAAATCATCGCAAATATCATATCATTAGCTAATAAATATATCGAATTGAAATCAGCAATAGGTTATGAAATGTGGTGTAATCATGACAATTCATATGTTCCTTCTATGCACCATGATAAAGACGATTTCCTATTCGAACAACACAATATACTAGCTTTTCCTCTATGCAGTATAGTTTATTATCCTTTGATTGAAAATCTCGTAGATGGTGATTTCTACACTGAAGATATAATCCTTAAACCTAAAACAAATCGTTTGCTTATATTTTCTCCTGGATTACCGCATGGAGTGAGGCTATATAAAGGATATAGAAAAGCTGTGAGCATTAATCCTTGGGACAAAATTCCATTTGCTCACTCAAAGTCTCGTTAGCTCAACTGAATAGAGCATCGGTCTACGAAACCGAAGGTTGGGGGTTTGACTCCCTCACGGGACACCAATTCGCGGAGGTAGCTCAGTGGTAGAGCTCTTGCTTGCCAAGCAAGTGGTCGTGGGTTCGACCCCCATTCTCCGCTCCAATTCCAAAATGAAAAAAGTGTCATAATGCAAAAGATGAATATCGATGAAGTCAGAGAATACATCACCAACAGTTCAGACAGCACATCCATTTATATTGGAGCAGATAGTGAGCGATATCGTGGTCGCGACAATCAGTGGTATGCCGATTACACAGTTGCTGTCGTTATTCACATTGATGGTTCTCGAGGATGTAAGGTATTCGGAGACGTCGTAACAGAACGAGATTATGATAAGCGTCACGACCGTCCAGCTTATCGTCTAATGAACGAAGTCTATAAGGCTTCTGCTATGTATCTAGAACTATTCGAAGCAATCGGCGATAGGCACGTCGAAGTTCATCTCGATATCAATCCCGACGAACTCCATGGATCTAGCTGCGTTATTCAGCAGGCAACTGGATATATTCGTGGTATGTGCGGATTTGCTCCTAAGGTAAAACCAGAAGCATTCGCTGCTTCGTATGCTGCCGATAGACTCAAAGAAATTCTTTCTAATTAGCGCGGATAGCTTAGTGGCTAAAGCCGGCCGCTCATAACGGTCAGATCGGGGGTTCGAGTCCCTCTCCGCGCACCATATATACTAGCATGAAAATAGCACTTTGTTTATCTGGTCAACCTCGAGCACTCGAAGAAGGTTTCCGCTATTGGAAAAAGAATCTTCTAGACTGCTACGAGGTTGACGTTTTCGTGCATTCGTGGAATTCTCATTTAGATAAGCGAGTACTCGAATTATATAATCCAGTGATGCATCTGTTCGAGGAATATAAATTTTCCCCCGAGCATGACAAAATATATGAAAAGAATTGTGTTCATGAATCTAGCCTTCCTAGATATTCTCTTGCTCAATTCTATACGATTATTCAATCTAGAAATTTGAAAATCGAATACGAAGTATCGCGTAATGTCACATACGATTGGGTAATCAAAGGGAGATTCGATTATGCGTTGAATATTGTTCCCGATTTCGG